TCTGGCTTTGCCCATCCCTAAATTTTGATGTTTTCAGGGTGTGAATCTGGTGAATACTACCGATGGGACACAAAAAACGATGCAACCAGGCGGAGCTTGCCCGGATTCTGGGGGTGACTTCACCCACAATCACGAAATTTAAGCACGAGCCGACGTTTCCGGCGTTTGACGCTGACGGAAACATCGAGATTTACGCGGGATGCGTCTGGTGGTACCTGCGGAAGGAGGCACAGCCGGTCCCGTCTGATCCTGAAATGCTGGCCGGCACTGAGTCCGACGGGCTGGAACGCTACAGGCTGGCACGAGCACAGCAGGAGGAAATCAAGCTGGCAGAGCAGCGGGGCCAGATCGTCAAGCTGACAGACTTCGAGGAAACAGTACAGGCAATCCTGGGGCCTTATAGGCGATTTGCCGAACACCTGAAGCGGGTGGCTGGCGTGGATCTGTGGTCGATGCTGCAAGAGGCAAATGAGGAGGTTTTGCAGGGACTGGAGCGGCTGACACATGCACATGGCGACACCACAACATCAGATCCCGTGGGATCTGTACGCGAAGCCGTCAGCAGCGGCACTGCGTGACGTATTTGCCCGGCATGTGGTGCTGAGACCATACCGGACGATGCGGCAGTTTTCAGAGGATGAAATCATCCTGCCCGATGGACCATACCAGGGGCAGCGATTCAGGACAGCACGACAGCCGGCACACGGGCTTTTTTTTGACGCTGTCGATCAAGGCCAGTTTTTCCGCTACGCCTGCACAGGCCCGCAGCAGTCCGGGAAGACTCTTGCCTTTGTCGTGATCCCGATTCTGTACCACCTATTCGAGCGAGTGCAGACGGTGCTGTTTGGGCTGCCGACGATGGACATGGCGGCGGACAAATGGAAAATGGACATCAGGCCGGCGATTGAGGCCAGCCGCTACGCACAATACCTGCCACGCAAGGGCAGCGGATCGGGTGGCGGAACTCCGAGCCTGATTCAGTTCGGCAACGGAGCCGCACTGAAATTCATCTCAGCTGGCGGAGACGACAGCAAGCGGGCCGGATTCACAGGGCCGGTACTGGTTGTGACTGAGGTTTCGCACCTGGACGAAGTTGGTGGCAAATCGGACGAAGCCACGAAGCTGAAGCAGATGGAAGGGCGCGTCAGGGCGTATCGGGCGAGCGGTCAGGCCAGAATTTACTTGGAATCCACGGTCACGGTTGAGACTGGCCGGATCTGGCAGGAGTGGAGCCAGGGCACCGCCGGCGAAGTCGTGTTCCCGTGCCATTCCTGCGGGGAGTACATCGCGCCGAGTCGTGACAATCTCATTGGCTACCATGAGGCCATGACCGAGGCTGAGGCCGAGATAGCCAGCCGGTGGGCCTGCCCTGCGTGCGGCATTCTGTTTGACGACGCGCAGCGAATCCAGCAACTGACACAGGCACGGTTGCGGCACCGTGGGCAAATCATCCTGCCTGATGGATCTGTGCACGGGGAGATTCCAGCCACGAAGACGATGGGATTCCGGTACAGTGCAGCCACAAACACCTTCGTGACAGCCGGCATTGTCGGGGCGGATGAGTGGCGTGGGATGCGGGAGGTGGACCGCGACAACTCCGAACGCGAAATCCTGCAGTGGACATGGGCACTGCCGGCCAAACAAAAAGAAACAGCCGTCGAACCGTTGGACTGGAAGACCGTGATGCACCGCCAGAGCCAGTATCGGCGGGGGCTGATCCCGGCAGACTGCAGCCGCATTGCAGCCGGTGTGGACGTGCGAGCCGCGCAGCTGGACTGGTTTGTGATTGCAAAGCATGACAGCAGCGGGCAGCCGTTTTGCATTGATTACGGCTATGAACCGATACAGCGAGAACTGACGGATTTGCCGACAGCCATTCGCCAGGCGGTCAGGCTGCTGATGGAGAAGTTCGAGGCGGGCTGGGAATTGGAGAACGGCGGGCAGAAGCCGGCGGAAATCGTGATGATCGATGCAGGCTGGGAAACGGATCTGATCAGGAGTATCGTGGCCACGAACAGTACATGGAACACCTGCAAGGGGTTCGGGTTCAAACAGCATTCAGGCACCACCTACCATGCACCGAAAGACCGGAGCAAGGTCACACTGAGGATTGGCGAGGGCTGGCACGATGTGGCATTTCTGGACGGCACAAAGCGGCTGCGAGAGTACCAGAACAATGCGGACCACTGGAAGCGGCGAGTGCATCAGGCATTGAGCATTGACGCGACCAGCGCGGCGGCATTGTTGCTGCCACGAACAGACAAGCCGGAAGGCCGGATGGAGGTGGCAAAGCAACTGACAGCCGAACGTGAGGTGCAGGAATTTCAGGTGGGCAAAGGCACGATCACGAAATGGGTGCAGACCTTCACGCGGAACCACCTTCTGGATGCCTGTTATCTGGCGTTTGTCGGGCATTCTGTGTTAGAATTCGAGCGAAAACGGGCTGAAAAAATTGCGGAAAATAGACCGCAAAACGGCGTTATTTCCGGCAAAAAGGCCGAAAAATTCGTGAAAGGGTGGAAATGAAGCCATTGAAACCGCCGGGATACGTCAAACGCCATTACACGGCACCGCATCGGGTTCCGGGCTGCGGGTCTTGTCCGCAGTGCGGTCAGTTCTCGCCCGTGCAGCACACTGCGACCACTGGCGAGTTTTCGACGCAGTACCGGGCGTGTGGTTGTGGCAATCGTTTTCAGACCGTTATCCGGAGGGGCTGAAATGCCGATGAAAAAAGGGTACGGCAAACAGGCCATTGCACAGAATATCCGGTTGCTGATCCGTGAGGGGCGACCGCCAAAGCAGGCGGCTGCCATCGCCTACGAAAAGGCACGCGAAGAACGACGGAAAGCCCGCTGACTTCCAGACGACTGGAAACCGGGGCTGGAAGTCTGGCCGGCTTGCTGCGACAGTGGCAGCATGGCACGATCCGCTGCAGACCGTCTGGCACTGTTTGAGGGTATCCGCGACAAAGTCGAGGGTGCTTTGCTATCCGGTGCGCCCGTGGTGAGCTACACCGTAGACGGGCAGATGGTGCAAAAAGAGCCGACCAGTACATGGCTGGCGGAACTGGACGCCCGCATTGCAGACCTGAGACGGCAGGCATCGGGCGGAATCGGACGGTCTCGGAATCTTGTGAGGTTCCGCAATGACTGACCTGCGCAACAGAGTCGATGCAGCGGCACGGCAGACGCGACTGGACCGCGTTATTGCGACCGTAAGCCCAGCGCTTGCATCACGGCGAGTGAAAGCCCGTGTTGATCATGAAATCCGTCTGGCGATGGCACAGCGAGCCGCAGAGCGTTTCACCGCATGGGAAGCGGCGGACCATGACCGGCTACGCGGGGAAAAGTGGCTGGCCAGCAAACTGACAACGAATGACGCGCTGCAGTCTGAGCTGGAAACGCTGATTGATCGGGCAGTGGATCTGTACCGGACAGACGTATTTGCGGCGTCTGCAATCAATGGACGAGTGGACAACGTGATTGGCGTGGGCATTCGTCCGCAGTGTCGAGTGCAGCCCGAACGCGGCATCCTGACGCCGAAGCAGGCCGAAGATTTTCGGTCGATGTCTGAGTGGCTGTTCCAAAAATGGGCGGAGGCTGAGGGCTGGCACACGAAGCAGCGGATGCTGGAGCGGTGCAATAGCATTTTCGGCGAGTCGTGGCTGTACATGGGCGACGACGACGACCCGGCAAAACCCGTTACGCTGACTGTCCAGGTGATTCACCCGCAGCGGATTCCGCTGTTTGGTTATGGGCCACTGGCACCGACTGCTGTGCGGCGTTTGGGCCTGCGACTGAATGCACAGGGAAAGCCCATTGCAGCCTACGTCACAAAGACGCTGCCGAACGATTCCTACGGCTACGACCTGCGGGAAACTGAGGTCAGCCTGGACGACCTGCTGCACTGTTACGAGGAACAAACGCCGGGGCAGTTACGCGGCGTTCCGTGGTTGGCACCGGCCATGCCGAAACTGAAAGACCTGAAGGATTTCGTGTATGCGAACCTGATTGCGGAACAAGTGGCAGCCTGTCACGGGGCATTCGTCACGGGCGTGACTGATCCGGTGACACTGGC